ATAAAAAAAAAAAAAAAAAAAAAAAAAAAAGCCCCTTAAAGGGGGCTTTTTTATGACTTCAGTTTAATACCTTTAGTAGTGAGTTCATCTATGCCTCTTTTAACTCCTGCAAGATCTGTTTCCATTTTGTTTAGCTTGTAAGTATTAGCCTCTATCCCTGCAAGGTGTCTTAGTTGTTGAGCGGCATTGCTTTGCATAGATTCGTGCATTTCTCTAATGAAGTTAGCAGTCTGTAAGGCAGCATTCTTTATTTCGGAACTTAACTGGGTTTGTAACCTAAATTGTCCATTCAATTCATCGGCACTATCCTGACTCATTCGTGCAAAACCTTTTTCTACTGCGTTTCTGCCATTTTTATCATCAAACATTTTAATTCCTGATTGTTCTAAAGCATCAAACATTGCCTTTGCTTTTTGTTCACCTTTTTGAATTTCAGGTTTCAGAATGTTATTAACAAATTCAAGCGTTTTGTTTTTTACCTTCTCATATACTTGTTCGTTGCTAAAACCTATTGATGACGCATATATATTATCCATTTCATTTTGAAACTTAGAAAATATTTCTTTTATTCGCTCAGTAACTAATGTTTGTTTGATTATGTTTTTCATTACGCGAGCAACAGTTTGACCAAAAGTTTCAAATGCATTGTTACCTTTCTCTACAGCAGATATAATGCTATCAACAAAACCACCTCCTAAATCTCCAAATGTTTGACTTGTGTATTCAGATATTGTTTTTTTGTATTCTTTTAATTGAGCATATAAATCTTTTGCCTTTTGTATCTGTTCACTTGTGTAGTCTATATTATCACGACCGTATGACATTCTATTAGAATCCTCTTTGCTAATGTTTTCTAAAAAATCATAATCAATATTACCTAACTCATCAACAAAAGGCTTTACTTTATCCTTAAAAGCTTTAGTTACTTCATCTTTATATCTTCCCCAAACTTTAATACCCCAAGGCCCATCGTGCCATCCCCATTTATATTCATAGTGGTCTAATACTTGGGTATTTTGTACATCTATAAGGTCGTTACGAAGTTTTTTTACTTTATCATTATAGTTTTTAATAATATCAAGTTGTTTCCCAATTTGGTTTGTAGTCAAAGAATTAGAATGTTTTTCGCCTTTCAATATACGTTCATCGTAAAGTTCATTTATTCTCTTTTCGTTCTGATATTGTTCTTGTTTCCACATCCTCTCTTTTTGACGGGCTCTTTCTTTATCGCTCTCTATTTTCTGAACAAAACCATATACCGCTCCTATAATACCTCCAATTGCCCCCCCTATAGGTCCAGCTGAACTTCCTATTTGGGCAAAAGACATAGCCTTATTGACTATTTCTCCCATTTCTTTTATACCTTTACCGAATTCCCTTAGTGAGGCATTTCCCGTACTTTGTCCCAATCGCTCAAATTCGTCTCCTAATTGAGAGAATTGCCCAGTAATTGATTGCGCTGACGACAGCATACCATTGAATGCTTCTTGCCATTCGGCGGTGTTGGGTCTGGATTTGAATAGATTTTTGATACTTGTGCCAAGTTTGCCAAAGACCGTATCGCTCTTATCGGCGGTGTCTCTTGCTTGTTCGAGTTGCTGTTTGAGATTGGTTATAAACTCTACATTGGCATTGTCGTCCATATTAAGCACCTTTGCTAATTCGTCAATTTCAGCTTCTGCCTCTGCTATGGTTTGGCGTATTTCCTTGACTGTCTTTTTGCGTAGGTTGTCGAACAATTTAGCAATAGCTGTACCCTCTTTTTTGTAGAGTATATCTAACTTTTTGAGTTCTCTCGCCTTTTCGTCTTGTGCTTTTTTGACTTGTGGCGCATCTGCACCTAATTTAGCTTGTAGGGCGGCTATATCGGCATTGTATTTCTCCTCAATAGCTTTGCGCTGGTCGGTATAGGTTTGATACTTTTCTAACAAGTCCTTATACACTTGTTCCTGCTGCATACGTTGGTACTCAGCATTATCAGCTAAAAGCACTTTTTCATTTTCAGCAAGGCGGGCTTTTTCAGCATTGATGGCTTCGGTATTGGTGTCAAAATCTTGTCCTTTTTTCCTTTTGCCTTGTGCTTCGGTTTTTTGTTTTTCGGTTTCGATGAATGCGGCTAACTGGTCTTCTGAACGCCTTCTAATTTCCTCTTCTTGCTTGTCGTACTCTAATTGTATGATAGCAAGGCGTTTGTCCGCCCCGTCTTGCATTATCTTAATGCGGGCTTCTTCACGTGCAAAAAGGTCGTCTTGGATTTGGCGGTTGTGGTCTCTTTGGGCTTTTTCGGTGTCGAACTCTGGGAGGGTGTTTTTGGCAGTTATTCTTTTGGTATTGCTTTTAGCTGATAAATCATCTCCTGTACCCTTTTTGTATTCTTCAAGAAGTGTTTTTAATTTAGCCCTTTTTTCGTCTAATTCATTTAATTCCTCAGTACTTATATTCGTGCCCTTTTTATTTCTTGCTTCTGCTTCATTTATCTGTTTTTGTAGAGCCAAAATCTCATTCTTCTTTGCAACAAAATCAGTAGTTTGGGTTTTAGCTTGTTCAATCATTTTTATATGTTCTTTGTATGCCTGATTGAAACGTCCCAGCTCGTTAAAGTCGTATTTAAGAAAAGGATTTTGAATATCGTCTGTTATCTTGAAATTACTACCTACTGATGGTGATTTTTTAATATTATATGCGTCATTGATTTGCTTTCTTATCCTGTCTAACTCCGCTTTACTTTTACCATTGAGAGAGTTTGCAAATTGACTCACATCAATACCTACTACCACATTTTGTTGTTTTTGGAGTACTAACTTATCTCTTTCAACTTCTCTTTTTAGACGGTCGATTTCTCTTTGAGTACTCATAGCAATTCGACTGTCAGACGCTTGCATTTTTACCAACTTTTCTATTTGGGACTCTTTGGCTTTGATAGCTTCTTGAGTTTTTCCTATTGCGTCACGAGACATTTTTTCATTCATAGTCTCATAACGTCCATTAATATCTTTTAGAACCTGAGACATTTCACGTAACATCTGATTTAGCGTGCTATATTTATTAAGAACTCCATCTGTACTATTTCTAAGTGCTAAGAATGCTTTATTTCTTTCATTCCAAGATTTAGTTTCGTCTTGAATAGTAGATATTAGGTTGCTAATTCTGTTTTTCTCTTCATCAATAGCATCCGCTTGTTCCTTGCGTAGTTGATTGTGTCTTTCGGTTGCTTCAGCATTAGCATCTGTACTTTCTTTAAGAGACCATAAGGCGGCAGCCAACCCTACCAATGCAGCAGCAGCAAGAGCATAAGGATTAGCAAGCATTGTAAGATTGAGGAGTTTTTGGGCTTTTTCAACAAGTACCAACCACGTATAATGAGCCATTTCGGCAACGGTCATTCCTGCTGTACGCGCTGCTACTACTTGCTGTACAGCGGCTGTAGCGATGAGTGCTGCTCGATATGTTCCATAAGAAACGATAAGTCCAGCGATGAATTTGCCGATAGTCTCATAGTTTTCTACCAAGAAAGAAACACCTTTTATTGCCCCTGATACAATCCCCTCGCTTGATTTCCCTATTTCATTAAGCATTTGGTCGAAATTATCACGCAAATTAGATATTTGCCCCCCTAACGACTTGCTTTGCTCTGCCATTAGGTTGAAGAACAAACCGCCTTCATTGGTCATATTCTTAATAACGGCTTGTATTTCGGTAAATCCTATTTTTCCCGCACTAACCATATCTTTGATTTCGGTTTCGCTCTTGCCTACAACCTTACTCAATTCGGCTATAATAGGAATACCTGCATTCATAAACTGGTATAGGTCATTGGTCATTAGCTTTCCTTGCGCTTTTACTTGCCCATATACGTGAATGAGTTGCCCCATAGGTACACCTAATCCTGAAGCTACATCGCCCATACGGCGGAGCGTTTCGGTTACTTCTTCAGCGGGTACTTGAAAGGCTAATAACTTTTTTGCTCCCTCAGATACTTCTTCCAATCCGAAAGGGGTTTTAGCAGCAAGGTCAGTGAGTTGCGCCATTAATTCGTTAGCTTTCTCCTTGCTTTTGAGCATAGTACCAAAAGATATTTCGAGTTGCTGAAATTGTGATCGTACGGCTACCATTTGACTAATGAATGATTGCGCGCCTTGGAGAGTAAAATAGGCGGTTGCGCCTTTGAGGAGGGTTTGCCATACATTAGCCTGCTTTTTGCCCTCTTCAACGGCTTTATTTGTCATTTGCTCGAATTGCTTTTTGATAGCCTCGACATCTTTTTGTATCTGTGATTGGTCGGCTCTTACTTGGAATAGTAGAGCTCCGTCTTGTGGTTGCATAGTTAAATATTTGCGGATTTTATTTTTGATAGGAAATCACCATAGCTGGTGCGTTTTTCTGATTTCTGAGGTGCTTTTTTAGTGTCTTTATCCTTATCGAAATCATAAGAGGGGATAACAGCACTATAAAGCATTACATTGGCATAACTCATTTTTTTCAGTACATAGTCAAAAGGTAGTCTGTACTGTTTAGCGAATGAGCCTACAAGTCCCCAGATACTGTCGTTTCGTTCACCACCTCCTTCGTCGGTTTGGTTATTATCATTCCTTTGAGGGAAGTGGTAATGACGAAAAAAGCGCGTATATCCATTTGCCCTAACACTTTAAAGAAAGCTGTTGATACTTCATCAATGGGGGCTTTCATTAGCTTTTTAACGAGGTTTTCGCCTTTGGTTACGTTCTTTTTTCTTTTCCAAAACTGCCATTTAGGATAAGTTTCTACTTCGGTAAAATCATCACCTAATACGATTGCTGATATAGCCCACGCTATATTTTCATACTCTTCAGCATTGTGTATGATTGATCCGAATATATTCCCCTCACTAATGGTGTCGGTGGGTATTTTACTGATGTACTTTGAAGCCCTTACGAGTGTAAAAATAGAGGGCGGAGCGACTTTATACGCTTCGCCCCCAATGGTTACCGTTGTAGGTTCTTCAAGTAGGGTTTGTGCTACTTGTTCTTCCATAAGTTACGCTACTTTTTCTACATTAATAAATCCTTTACCACCATTAAGGATAGTGATTTCTACCTCTACGTTGTAGCCACTATCCTCTGCATAGGTAAGTGTACCACTTATAGAACAGTAAGGAATTTCCAATTTTTCTGCTCCACTGTTTTTAGGGGTGATAGATACGGAAAATTTCTTTGTAGATACAAAGGAATTGATTGTAAGTTTATCCCCAACTTCAGTGATGTCCCAAATTTCAGAAAGTAATGCCTTGTTAAGGTTTTTAACAGTACATTTTACTTTCAGAGTGGGTTCGCCTTTCATTTGGTCGATGATTTTACCACCAATGGCTGTCCATTTTAGTTCTTTACCATCTTCTTTTTCAAAAGAAAAACTATCTTCTTTGACGATACCCAATGTTTTGAGTACAGTACCCATAGCACCTCCTGTCCCTGGTGCACCAAACTTAAATTCTATTTCGCCCCAAGCGGTGGCGTTGTTATCTACGTATGCCATAATCTTTAATTATTAAATGTGTTATATCTAAATTTTACTTTTGCGTTGATGAAAAACTGCTTAATATCCGTGTCCTCAAAGGTTTGTATCATCTGATGAAGCTGTAACTTGTAATTGTGTAAGGCTGTTTTTGCTTCTTCAATTATAGGCATTAAAGCCTGCTCAATAGCTTCACAACGCACAAAGTTTTTACTATACTGATTATCGTTATTTTTGACAGCAGGGACAAAAATATTGATGTTAAACATACCTGATTGATACTCGCCATCTAAACCTGTTAGGAATGATATTACACAATCCTCTTTTTGTGAGTTCAACGGACGCACCCCCAATCTGTATGTCTGACCATTTATAAGTGGGTTTATCTTGTCCTTGAAATACTTGTAAACATCGCTTTCTATTTGTGAGGCTGTTTTTTTCATTTTCTATTTCTGATGCTGTTTTTTTCATTATGATAATGCTTTTAGGAGTTTAGGTACTTCTTTTTCGGCTAATAATTCAGCTGATGAAAGTACATTGTAATTGCGTGCTTCTACATAGCTTGCGTACTTCATTCCTGCTACTACTACCAATACAAAACCTTTTGGATATTGAGAAATTACTTTATTGATGAACGTTTCGCCCTCTTTTTGTCCATTACCTCCTGACTTTGTGAGTTTTAAACCTCCTTTTTCAATGGCTTTGCCATCTTGTAGTACTACATAACCTATTGATGAACGGAGGTTGCCCGTTTGGTCTTGATAGCTACCATTTGTCCGTGCTTCGTTGATACACATTTCTCCTACATACTTCAATATGCGTATTACTTTTTGGTGATACTTTTCTATTTTCTCACGCAATGTACGTTCTATATCGTTGGAATTGAATTGTGGTGTTATCATACGAATATACGGCAATGGAAATAATCTCTTGAAAATCGTATTACTTGCTTTTCGAGGCGAATATTCCCCTCTATATCTACTACTTGCAAGGTAGTACCCGCTTCTATTTTTGGTGTATCTTTGGGAGCATAGATAGTAGCGGTACATTCAAATATTTGACCATCTACTTTGCTTATCTTTTGCCCTGCTCCTGCTATCTCATCACGACATACGCCTATTTCTTTCCACTCGATAGGGTCGCTTGGATAGGAAGGTATGCCATCATCGTTGATAGTAGGCTCTTGCGATACTTTCGCCTTTAATAGGTACGGGTATATTTTCATTTCCTTGCAGTATTTAGAATAAGTGAGTAATATCTCTAACGGTAGCTTTGACTTCTAACAAATTATCTCTACCGAGCTGCTTACAAAGCAAATTGTAAAAGGCAGTAATAGCCGATTTGTCATAAGAAAAAGATAATCCACCTTCAGAAAAGGACACTGGGCGTAATAGGAGTTCAGGAATGAGATTGTAGAAAAACATTTTTGTCTTTCGTTCGTTCTCCTCGTTGAACTCATCAGAAAGCCCCAATCCTACTCGTTGCATTTCAGCAACAAGTAGGGTGGTGGGGTATTCCACGTTCCATAGTTTCAGTTTCTCATCTATGTACGCTTGTGCAGTCATCTTAGAACTTTGTTTTGATGATGAGTTTGCGCTTAGAGTCGTTCAATACTGGAGTAGCGAACGCTGTAGCTTTGGTAGATACTGATATAGGGTCTTGATGCCCAAAAGTATTTACCAAAATGAAGCTATCTTTAATAGATTTGCTCATCACATCGGCAAAGTCCATTGTAAACTCGGTGGTAGTTGTGTATTGAGTACTACCCAACAATGCTGAAGTAGAGAATAATATGTTACCCTCTTCCCAACCATTAGCCACTATTACTTCTCCGTCTTTGCCCTCAAAGCTGATGAAAGACTCCCATACTTTGATAATAGGCAGTCCACGTTCAGCAAGTTCGGCATTTAGTTGGTCTAAACGCACATCTGGCAAAATGGTAGTAGCGTTGATAGGAATGCCCAACACGAAGGCACGTGTGTTTTTGTTTTTCAATACCTGATTGAGAGTTGCACGGCTCATAGTAATGGTAGCATAACTATACCCTTTGCCTTTGGCTTCCTCTTGGTATTTTTCGATTTCCTCTATAGGGTTAGCATCAGCATCCGCCCATTTCTTGAGTGCGTTTTGTGTTTTTACTTTGAAGTCTACCGATACATTCACCACTCCGTCATTATTGGTAGCGGTAGTTTTGTATTTACCAGTAGATACAAGTTGTTTAGCCATCCACTCCATACGAGCATTGATACCGTCAATACAAAAAAGAGGGTCTTCGTATATCTTATCAACAAGCTGGTTTTTGATACCCGCATTAGTAGGGTTCGCATTTACCGCATAACGGAGTTGCTGAATGGTTAGGAGGTCTTTTTCGTTCAAATCGCGGGCGATTTCTACTTTTGGTATTTCGCCTTTGATGTTTTCCACGAACTCACGCCCTTTGCGTGGTGCTTTTGAGCCAATAGCCACGATGTCCGCCATTATTTTAGCACCGTCAGTCCCTTCAATATTAGAATAAGTAAGAAAAGGATTGTACAACAAAGGGAAATGTTCACGGTAGCGCAAATCTCCCAAAGGGTATGCTTGAATAATAGCATTCATATTAGCCTGAGAAAACTCGGTAATAATGTTGTTTGCGTTGATATTCATCTGCTTTTAATTTTTTAGGTTATTAAATGAATGAGATACGAGGCAAAGCGGTGCGTAGGAATGCCACGCCTGCTTTTTCTTTGTCGGGTAGCGCGTCTTTGCGTGCTGTTCCTGCCATAACGACTGCTACAAGTGGCATATCGTCAATGACTACATCGTGAGCGGTAAGCCCCAATGCTCCTGCAGTATTGGTTTGTGAAAGTGTTTCATTCACCACCTTGAAAGTACCGTCGGTGTGAGGTACTAAAAGTGTACCCGCTGGCACAACCCCATTTGTAAAGCGTGCCTTGGCACTAGTAGGGTCTATTTGTATTCCGCCAGGGTAGGTAGCGTCCACTTGGTCAAATACAACTATTTGGCGACCAGCTTTGTCTGAAATTTGGACTTGTTTCATAAGTGTTTACTGTTTTTTGAATTTATCGTTAATATACGCTTGTACATCGGCAGAAACGCCATTGTTGTCTTTTCCTCCGCCTAATACCGAACCTGAAAGAGAAGAAAGCCTTGCATTTGCTTGCGTTTGCAAAAATGCTTGTTCATCGGCTTTTAGTTCGCTGACAAAGGCGTTCATTTCTTCATCGTCTTTGAAAGTACGCCCTAAGTGGTGTTTGTAGAAAGTCTCCGATACCCCCTGCGTTTTGAGTTGGTTTAGGAAACGTTCTTTAGCACTTTGTTGTTGCTTTTCAGCTTGTAATGCTGCAATAGTTTCATTTTGTTTATTGACAACTTCCATAAGGCTTTTTGCCCACTTTGGCACTTCATCAGGATTAGGCTCTGTGGAGGGAGTAGGTGGGTTTTGAGGATTTTGATTAGATTTAGCCCTCATTTCTTCGAGTTCTTTCTCCAATTTCTTGCGAGCCTCTTCAGCCTTTGTAAGGCTTGTGCGCCCTTCATCGGCAACGGACTGCAAGAGTTTAACTTCCTCTTCTACACTTTTTACAGCGTTTTCGATTTCCGTGTCGTCCTTAACCGTTGTAGCTAAACGAGTAGCGATAACTTTTAGGACGGCTTCTTTCAACCCCAAGTGCGCATACTTGGTTTTGAGTGATTGTAGGATTTTTTCCATAAGATGTACAATATATTTTTTGTTTTTGCAAAGGTACGGATGGGCGTTGTAGATTGTATATTTGCTATTTAGGAAAAAGTTAGTAATTATTTAGTAATGTAAAAACGCCCCTATAAAGAGGCGTTTTCGGTGTTGAACTAAGAATATATTCACTTCAAAAAGTGTTTAAGTTTGTTTCGTATAAAGTAAAAGGCTATCAATAGTGCTACGATAATAGCTATAAGGTATAAATAGGAACTTTTTACGTTTTTTGTTTTATGAGAAAAAGCCGTTTCCGAGTGACTTTGCGCTATAAAATAAGTGTTAGCCTTAGTTATATTATCAAGGGTAGTATTCGCCACTATTTGGCTATTAGATAGGCTGTTTTTAGTCGTAATCTTCACCTTTCCACCACTTACCCTTATAGTTTCATTATCGCCGTCGCGAATGCGATAATACACTAACTCTTTGCTATTACCCACGCTATCCTTATCGCTCTCTACTGTTACCTCGTACTCTTGTGAGGCGTATGTATCGAGTTGCAGGGTTTGAGTGTTTTGCTGAAAAAGATCCGTACTATCCTTATACTTTATAATACGCTCTTTCTGGACCTGCTTTTGCTCTGTATTGGTTACCTCTTTGCGTGTCCTGCAACCTATCAAGGTGAGAAACGCTAATAATAACATTACTATTCTACTCATAACTCTCTAACATTTTGATAATTTTCTTTAAACTGTTTGCATAATCAGGAGCGGTTGCATAGCCCGCCTTTGCGACTTCCTCAGCAAACTTGTAAGGGTCACTTCTCACCTCCAACGCTTTGGCGTATCTTTTATTCTTAAAAAAGAATTGAGCGTGGTCGGTAAAGCATTCTTCAGGCGTTTCGTACTTTCTGAACCAGTCTTTTACCTCATACTTATATTTACCATTAGGTAACATCTTCACTGATATAACCAACGGAAACAAGTGCTTTAAACTAGGACCGCTTAATATCTCCGTTGTAGTTAGTAATTGCTTTTTGTTAGCAGGTGTGTCCTTGCCCGCTTTTACTCCAAAAAACATATTCCCTGGCACACTCTTAGCCCAACCACTCTCCAATGCAGCTTGCGCCAAGGTAAAGAGATGTGATATACCCGTTTTGCGCTCAGTTTCGAGTGCAAAAGGTTTGTACTGCTTTATAAATTCATTAGGTGTCATTTTCTTTATTTTTATTCTTTTCTAATTCTTCATTATATTCTTCTTCAATATCGAACATGTGAAAGAACTTTTTATTGATGATTTTTAAAAGGACTCCCGCAAAACGAAATCCCAAACAGTCTAAATTCTCTAATAAACTTACCACTAATTGCCATATAATAGCTAATAATACTGCCCAATATAGCCAATGAAAGGGGTCAAATTCAAAATCTCCAATTGCGGGGAATCTTATGTTATCCTCAAATGTGTGTAATACATATATAAGTACTAAGTAAGTAAGTATCTTTAATAACATACGCCCGAATTTCCTACTCTCGTGTCTTTCTCCTCGATTTAAAGATGCCAAAACGCCCGTTATCCATTCAAAGAATATCAACACTACATACGCAGTTAAGAATAGGTGATTAAATCCGAATAAGAAATGTATCATTCCTATAATTGCCGAAACAACAATATCCCAAGCAATGAAACTCAAAGAAAACGTATGCCCAAAACTTGACTGAATGAAATCACGCCATCCTGTAAATCCGAATCCTTGTAAAATATAATCTATCATCTTTTTTTATTAATTTTCTTTACAATAGGATAAGGCGTTACACTTGCTACTATGTCCCACCAGTCAATAAACGTGCGTTTGATGTACTTGTCATATAACTCTTTTGCAAGCCCCGCCAATAATACAGCGGCTAACGCTAAAACAAAAGCAGTCCCAACGCTCCAAAATTTAAAAAATAGTGCAAAAAATAGCACCAACATACAATTGCCTACCTTTGAATGCAGCAATTTGTCTTTACCTATTAAGTTTCGTTTTAATTTATTCATATTGATTATTTTAAAATTACTTTGTTAAAAATAAGTAGCTTTTTTACTGCTTATTTTTCTGTTTGTCTACTTTTTCTGTGCCGTTGATGATAGCGGTACATCTTTCTTGAATTTGTTTGTATAATTCAATGTCTGAGGGTTGGAAGTTTGAATTTTGAACATTGAAGTCGTTAGTGGTAACTGTGCCTTGCAAATAGGGATAACCGCCATCTTGCTGACGAGTTGCTGAAAATGCTACGGCAATAGGATTGGTTTCATTTTCAAATTCATAGGAGTACATAACGGTTACTCCTTGCACTTCTTCTTGTGCTGTAATTCGAGTTGTTTTTTGAATGATTTGCATATTATTTGAATTTTAAGATTGTTATAAAAGTGTTACATTTGTAATTATTCCATTGGTTATAGTTATAGCGTGCCCGTCTATGTGGTGGTAACCAGTGTAGCCTTTTAGCCCTTTAACCTTAATATCTCCCTCTAACACATCAAGTGCTACAGATTCTTCTTTTCCCCATATTGCTTTTAATATAAGGGCAGTGCTTTTTCGCCCTCCTCTACTTTCTAACTTCATTGCGGAATGTGTAGTGTCGCCAAATCCTGATGTATATACATCTATTGCTGATTTATCTACTGTTTTAAAAATTTCAGGGTCATTTATTCGCACTTGCGTTGTACGGCTGTCTTTTCCTCTACCCATAGCCCTTATAAGACCTTCTGATGCAATAGTAAGTCCGTTTGCTTTTAAAGAAGTTTCGCTTGCACTTTCTATTTTAAAATTTCCTATTTGTCCCTTTGAAGCATATATACTTCCATCATCTTGTACTCTAAAAGGGGCTCTTTCTTTGTCTCTATAGTTAGCACCAGCAAAGAAACGAATGGACTCACCCGATAACCCCGCCCCATTAATACCTGCGTTGCCTCCTAATGTATTTCCAACAGTTAAAGCACCAGTAGTAATTGTATTTTTTACTACTTCTGTACCATTGGTATAATCAGCACCTTTTCTAAACATACCATTGATAAACTTAACATTTGCTTTTTCGGCTTCTGTGAGGTTCATTGCGTTTTTATCAATGATACCTAAATCTACCATTGTATCCCATACATCTTCAGGAGCGGGCGACCAATCAGTGGGTTTGTTGCCTCTTTCGAGTTTGATTTTGCGAATCGTGTTTGTTTTTGTACTATTGCCGTTTCCTATAGTAAACACAGAAAATGAATCTCCTTTTTTTAAATCTAAATTCAAATTATTTTTCCATACATTTATACCTCTTTGCAAACTGCCATAATTTCCATTGCCTCCTCCAGCTATTAATAACGGCCAACACCCATCAGCAAAATCACCGTCAATAGTAAGTGTTACAGTTTCTCCTAATTTTATATTCTCTGTAACTTGATAAGAAGCTATATTATATTTATTATTGCTAACAATTACCCCGCTGTTTTTAAATAAATTCCTTCCTCCAATATTCAACTCATTAACCTTTTGCTCGGCAAAGGTTTTAGCCTCTTGGAGTTTCAATTGGAGTTGTTGTATTTGTCTTTGCTCTGCTTCTGTAATTTTGCCGTCTGCTGCTGCTATAGCTTGTGTTTTGGTGAGTTCTGCTTGAGCTCGTGCGTATGCTTCGGTAGCATTTTTAGCGGTTTGCAACATACCATTAAAAACACTATTCATTCCTTGTGGTGTGCCATTGATAATTTTAGTAGCTATTTCGGCATAAGGGGCTATATCTGTGTTTGCTGTATAAACTTCTATACCGTTGCCTTTGCCAATGTTTGGAATACCTAAAAAGGCGTATGGCATTCTTGATATAAATTTTGAATTATCATCATTAGTCCCACAACGAATTAGAGCGTTTTTTAACTCATCAGTTCCTGCAATAGTGCTATTTTGAAATGCTGAATCTCTTGAAACTAAGGCTACTAATACATCACTATTAAGACTGTTTAGTTTATCCGTCAGTTCTTTTCTTGCAATAATAGGTGTGCCAAAAGTATCATAGCTTTGTTGAAACATCACTTGTAAATCTGAACGGCGAATGACAGCGAGATATAGCCCCCTATAATTGTCAGGAACTATATTTTGTCCATTAATCTGAATAATAGGCGCAGCGTGTCTGTTTAATCCTGTACCTCTTAGATATATCTCACCTTTGGCATTGTTTTCATTAGAATATTGTTTGAGTCTATTCTCCAATGAAAGCAAATCAGGACTTACAAGTTGCTTTATTTCTGTTTTGTTGCCATCTGTTATTTTAAGATTTGCTTTGATTTCTATATGGTCGTCAAAGAGGTGAATATACTGCTGTCCATTTCCTGATGTAATTTTGTCAGTTTTGATTTGTCCGCCAGTGATTTCTGTAAAGCCATTGAGTTTAGCAATACCTCTCTCACCTTCATATTCTGAATTGACGGTGGCGTATAGGAAATGATAAAAGCCTGCTTCTTGCTCTATATCCATTTTGTTTTCGGATAGGATAAACTCGCCCGTTTCGGTGGTTTTGGATGCTTTGATATAGAGGTAGTAGGTTTTGGCTTTATCGTCCAAACGCCCCGATACGAAAGTGGGAATATACCAATATTTATAGCTATTAGCGTCACGATTGGGGTTTATATCGGTAGTGCCAAGAGTAAAATGTTTAAGCCATCCGCTACCCGCATTGATTTGCTTGCTATTCTTATCAAAATAGAGTGTATGAGGTGCTTTTATAGGGTTTGTTTTAGATACAACAAAATCAAACTGGGTCGATTTGTTACCTATAAGAGCCATCATAGTTTGTACGGTAGCAGGGACAATACTCTTGGTATATTCAGGAAAGGCGGCTTCTATCTGTTTAATAGTTTCTTGGGCATCTCGCCAGCTTCTTTTGGTTAGTGATTGTGTGCGCTTGTTGAGTTCTCCAAAATATACTTCTTGGTTTTGGAGTTTGCGCATTTCAGAAGCAAAAGAATGCCCTTGTACTTTGTTAGATAGCTCTATTTGTGGGCTGTAGGGGTTATTTACATACTCTTTTAGTCCTACAATGCGAATAGGCACGGGGGTGCGTTGAAATTCGGTATCGGAAAAATTGATATATGCACCCATTTTGAGGCGACCTCCTATATTTGCCCATTTCTTTTTTGCCCATATACCATCTAAATCCCCAGTGAATGTAAATAAGTCTGCTCTATTTTCGTATAGGTATTTACACGCTTCTTTCATCATCTCCCAGCTTGCACCTGATTTTGTAGCGTTGTCACTGATGTAGGCGTTAGGCATTTGCATATTGTAAACAGAATATTCGTCGCCTATATTGGGGCGAAATATATCGTTTGGCATAGTAACTCCGTCTTCTTCTTTAGGAACAAGTTGGAATCGTTTTTCGGCGTGGTTATAGTTGGACACTTCAAACTCGCGCCCTGATAGCATACCGCTTTCAAAGTAGATGAGCATTTTTTCGCCTTTGATTTGCATTGGATTGAAATCGAGGGCTTGTGGTATGGAATCGTCGAATATATCGTAGAAGTGTTTATCTATATCTACTGCAAAGAAACCTGATACAGTACCTTTGCGTTTGGGGTATATGTGTGAGAGGTTGAGGCTTTGCTCATTTACAAATCCGTTATTTTGGGCGTTCTTGATTGTTATCGATAGCCCTTTGTCATCTGAAACGAATGTTACCCCTTCGTATGTGTATTCTTGTGATTTAGGTAGTAACAATTCTTTATTGCCATACTTGGAACGATCAATATTACGGTCGCCTCCTTGTACATATAAGCGAGTAATACGACTTTGTTCGGTAGTGCGACTTACACCCGTTTTGAATCCTTTGCCTTTGCCGTATTGAAGTGGTAGGGGATTGTTTTTTAAATACTCTACCTTATGCAAATGAATGGTTTTGCCTATTATTTCGTATTCGGTTTCAAAGGCTTTGGCTATCATTTCCAATGCTTCGAGGCAGTTGTTATGATTGTAAGAAACGAGTTTTTCAGAGGCTTCTATACAATTACCCACTTGCCAACCGCTATCTATCATATTGAGGCAATCGACAAGGATTTGCACGTGGTAGCGAGGTGAGGCGGTGAAAGGGAATTTTAGGGTCTTATCGTTGGGGTTGCGAAATTTGTAGTTTTTAAGGTTTGCGCCCTCGCTGTCCATAGTGAGGGTGTATTCAAAATTTCGAGTGTTATGTTTTACGATTTTAGCAGGTTGGTTAAGAGTATAACGCTCATTAGCAAACTCGCACCACGCACCAGTAGGAATTTCGGTATAGGTGGATAACGAAAAGTATAAGGTAAGCGTATGTTCGCCCATTATAGAGCGATAACGATAGCTTTCATCGGTGGGGAGAATGTCTATATATGTAGCGTTAAAATTGAGTTTCATTGGTACAATAATAATACAGTGCAAAGGTAAGAGAGACTTACCTTTGCACTGCTATAGTGTTTTAGTAAAAAATTAGTAAATATTTGAAGTGATGTTAGGTAAGTACAAAAGTGATGGTAAATTCTACTTTTAGGGTGCTTTGGATAAGAAAAACATTCTTAACACTTGCTTTTTGGTAGATAGCGTTTTGAGGTTGGAATGTACTGTATTTTATCACCCGTTCGCCTTGTTTGGTGAGATTATACAACAAGGATTCGTATAGTTGCCAAAAGGTGCTAACGGGTTGAGAAATGTAGCAATGTAGTTCAAGGGTGCGTTCTTTAAATACGTTAGAATGCTCTACATATTGTACGCCACTAATGGCTGTACTATTGATAGTGAGGTGTTCTTTTACCTCGTAATCTTTTAGGAGTGTATTTTGGTTTTCTTCAAGTAGGTAAATGCCGTATTTGGATACATCTATGTCGTCTATAGTGAAGCCTGAAGTGGGTAGTGTAGCATTGGGGGCGGTATATGTATAGCCTTGCAAAGGAAAATCGGAAGAAAAAGTAATATCATAGATGATGTACGTTTGTTCTTTTTTGGCTTTTTTTACTGATACTAATCGAAGTTGAAATGTTTTATTGAGTTCTTCAAAGTGGAATGTATTGTAAGTTTGAGTCGTAAGAAAGTTGATGAATGGTTCGTACTGGTTCGCTTCACTAAAAAATGATAAAGTGATCTGAATTGTATCGAGTTTAGGACTATCGGTGTCGTACTCTTTGCCATAGTACTCAGCCCAATCGTTGGAAGATAGTTTTTTGAGAGGAGGAAAGCAAAGAATGTCTTTGTAATTGCTATCTAACAAGTAAGTGCTGTAAGTTGTTTGTATGTTGATGTTGTTAATTTTCATATTTTTTTTGCTATTTAGAAATATTGTTGTATCTTTGCGGTGCAAAAGGGTATTAATAACTTTTGTAAGGGCACTGCCCGCCAGAGTGTAATTGCGGTTATATCCCGAAGCTCATTAACTACCTTGAACGCTCAATATTCAAGGTAGTTTTTTTTATTTAGAAGAAGCCTTTTACTAACTTTCTGTATTTACCTAATTTAAATTCTTTTTCGGATATTTCTAATATATCATTGTGTTTGTTCATCAGTATCATATTACCGAGTCTTTTTCCTTTTCTTTTTAATTCTTCAATAGACTGCACAAACAAATCTGTATTTCCATTTTCTAATTGTAATACTACATTATCAGATTGTAAAAATCCTTTTTCAATGTCTGCTTTTAGAGTTCCTATCTTTTTAGTAGTACTATGTTTAAAATCAGCTATTACTAATTTGTTTTTGAAATGAACGATGGCATCGGCACTGCTTATGTTTTCATATTCAGGTAATAGAGCGACAGATTTTCCTTTCTCGTTAAGTGCTTTTGCTATTGCTAATGTGTTATTTAGACTTTCTCCTTTACCCTTATGTAGGTCAAAAAGTATTGTTTTTGCACCGTTTGTTTCGTGTTGAAAGATGAGTTTTGCTCTGTTGTCGTCTATGATTTCCTGTAAAAGAGCTTGCTTTTTGGCATTGCTACCTGCCCTCTTTAAATGCTCAACAATCATAGGTGAAAAAGGTTCAAAGACTACATAAGTACTTTTTTGGAAAGGCTTTGATACTTCTAATAACTTCTGTAATATATCCTTATCATTTCTGTTAGCCTCAATAAAATAAGGCTTTGTTTTCCAATTCTTGAACCTATCTTTATTATCTGTTACCCATTGCTTATAATTACTCGGTACATCACCTACGTAATTAGATGAACTTTCGGGGGGTAATTCTTCATCAGCTTTTAATTCCTTGATGAGTTCGTCGGGCGTTTTGAGAATACTCACTATATGGCACTTGCAGCCTACGTGCCAGCCGTGAAAGTGGAATGTTTTGGGGTATTTGCCTTTGAGTTCATCGCACATATCATAGACTTTGTGCTGTGGGGATAGGCGTACTTCAAAGCCTACTACATCAGGGTTTTGCTGTATACGTAACCAATCAGCGGACTTATAGGCTACATTAATCTCATTACTTGCAAGTCGCAAAGCGTTTTTGTAGGCACTTCTATACACTCCTTGCCCAGGGTGATAGTTTTGGGCGTTCTTACTTAGTACAAGGTTACCATATTTGTCCCTAACTCTACGAAATAGGGTGGTAGGATTGTTCAATAGGTTGCGTATCTCACGGCTTAACTGTACCGCGCTTTTACCCTCCTCCAAGGAAACAGATAAGGCGAGTTCTAATTCTGTTTGTGCTTTTTTAGCAATGTCCCATACACGGTCGGAAACGGTAAAATCTTTAATCTTACGTGTTTTGAATGTTTCGAGGGCTTCAAGGTTTTTATATTTGGTTAGTCCTTCTCTTAGTAACTTATCCTGCTTGATATTGGCAAATGCCCATTCTTTGGCAATACCTTGCTTTATGATTTGCTCTAATTGGTTGCTGAAATTAGCTAATTCCTTTTCAAAGGATTTACCTTTCTTTGTGTTTGCAAAAGCAAATAATGTACTTGCGATGAGTTCTTTATAATCGGTTTTAATGGCTATAAATACAGCTGTACCTACAAGCTGATAAAACAATTGTTCTATCTGTTGTAGGTATGCTATTAGGTGCTTTCTATGTTGCTCATCATAGTTCATTAGATACTTGCTTCATTGAGGTTGCTATTTTCCTCGTATTTGATTTGCTGTAATTGGGCTTCGGGGTCGGTGATACCAAAACGCTGCATACTATCACGTTGCGATATAAGAGCCTTGCCTCCATTAGCCTCCATAAGGGTACGTATCATCTCGGTATCATCATCAATATCAAATGGGGTAATGATAGGGGTAATATCTATATCTTTCATTTCCTTTTCAAAAGGTAAATACATCTTTGAAAGGAAAGCCAAAATGATATTGATACGCCTTTGTAGGGCGGGTATAAATATAGCCTCATTGTTCTTTACTTTGAGGTGTGCGGGTAGCCACGCGAGTTTACGCCCTACTCCCGAAAGCATATTACCCTTGCCCGCATAGAATTCATCGGATAGATCGGGGGTGTGTGAGAACTCGTGTATATCACGGCGGTTCATACTCATTTCTTTGTCGAAACTTTCATTAGCATTAGGAGGCACAACAAATTGCACGTTTCCACCATCTTTTACTTCAAAGACTTTACCACCCGTGTTGTTACCTGACATTTTTCCCTCGACTTTACCTGCTATCATTAGAATAGGTTCACCAAATTTTCTGTTACTTTCAGAGAAGTAGGTACGTTGTACTTCGGCTATCTCAATAAGGTGCTGTACGGCATCCCATTCGGGTTTATCTTGCTGGTACAATACTACTGGTATTTTACCGATGATATTTTCTTTTACTTCGGTAGTAGTTTGTCCGTTTTCAGTAGTGAAAGTATATATAAATTCAGTGGTGAAGGCTTGGAATATATTTTTTTTACCGTCCTTACTTGTGCTTTCAACTCCAAATGATATGAGGTTATCATTATCATCAAAGCGTGGGTATAGGTTATATTTTTCAGGGGATAGTATTTTGTGGTACAACAAAAAGTCGGATTTTACGCCGTATTTTTCATTAGGTTGCTCTTCTAAATACCACAATTCAGCTACTTGCGTATAACGTTTTACCTCTGTACATATTTTGCTGTCTGAAAAGTTCATTTTATTAGCCTTAATAACTGACTGAAAGGCAGTAAATAGTGGACTATCCTCAGCGGTGTATTTGTAAGGGATAGCGGTTTGAAACATCGTGGCAATATCTACAATACGTTTTTGGTAAGGTAATCCTACACGATTGAGAGCGCGATAACTTTTTCTAAAACGTTCCTTTCCGTTAACATCTAACATAGGATTACCCTCTTCATCTGTGATTGGTATCAAAATAGACTGGTCAGGATATTTGTGTTTGTTTTGGAATATATCGTGCTTTTTTACATCGTACTGGCGTTTGTAAGGCTCAATATCTACAGTTGTAGCGTTTGTTTTAAATTCTTCTTGTGTAATAGATTGTTCGTTCATATTGCTATATTTTTTAAATCATTGAGGCGAGTTGATATAGGTTGTTATTTGTTCCACTTAGTAGCTTCATTGTGATGTAACGGATAGCATCTATAGCGTGGTTGTGGTTATCTATGGGGATACCTGCTTTTTTATCGTTCCAAGCGTAATTTTTTAACTCTTTCATTACGTTGAAGCTGTGAGGCGTTACCACTAATTTATAATTGAGCATAGTAGTAATACCTGCAGATACGCTGCCTGCTCCCTTTTCGCAAGGTTCAATATTTAGCCCTTTGTCTCTTAGGTCTGCAATCAGGCGAGGCTCGGCACTATCGGCTACGATAAGGTCATCGGATCGGTCTATCAAAGTGCTATTAAGCTGGTAAAGCCCATCAGAGGATAATTGTTTGTTGTTATAGTATTTTTCATCAATGTAGATGATTTTGCTACGATTATCCACGGCTACTTTGATGAGTGTATCAGGGTCAATGCTAAATCCGTAATCTTGTCCGTATCCATAAGGTAATGAGGTGTCGAACTCTCCAATCTCCCAATCGGTGAATATTACCCCTTCGGATACATCAGCCCAGCGACCTATAATCTTTTGTGCGTATTTGGTTTTGTTGAATAGTGATTGATTGAATTTTCCTTGCTCATCAGTAGCTTGTGCGAGGCTTTGGGCTTTGATTTCGTCAATCTGTTTAAAAAACTGCTCATTGAGGTTTTCTATATTATCAAAGTAGGTAGTATGAATATGCAATATATCGGGATGGGTGGATATTTGCACTTCTACACCGTCAATATTTACTATTTTATGTGTTTTTTCAATGTACTTTTTATAAATGAAATGCTCGGCATTGGAGGGGTTCAGAATGAGTATAACCCGCAATTGTTTGCCTTTTTGACGGATTGAAAGTATTAGTTTCTCATAGTCCTCTTCTGATATCCATTCCTCCATTTCATCACCTACGAAAGTAGTAATACCGTGTAATGATTTAAGGTTGGCGGTTTGGTTACCAGAACTGGTCTTAATTCCTTTAAAGAGGATTTCAGAGCCTGAAAAGGTGTTTTTGATAGCTGTTTTAGTAATATTAAAATATGCCCCAGTACCCTCTGCTTCTATCTTTTCCTCAAACTCTGGTATAATAGAACTATGGGCTGATACCATAGTATAACGGCTAAATAGTATCTTATGCCCTGCTTCAAAAGATAAGCGTTCCAAAAAGGTAGAAGCGTTGTAAGATTTGCCACTGCCTCGACCTCCTGAAAGTATGATAATGAACTTATCTTTATTCAGATATAGGGGATTATATACAGGTTGTGTTTTAATCATTACTTTTACTATTGCTTTTGAGCCATTGGGCGATGTCTATGCTGCCTTGTACAGAAACTTCCTCTTTGATGCCGTCATCGGTTTTGAAAGTGGATAGTACAGTTTGCATTGCGGTCATTCGTGTTTTGTAGTCTACTGGCACTTCACGGAATTGGTTAGGTATTACTGTACCTTCTTCATCAGTGAGAGGTTCACGGATAACACCCATAATAGCAATAACAGATACCAAGTTAGATACATCATTAAAAGTACGTGCTCGATAGGCTTTTTGGACAATTTCCAATTCAGGGTTTTTACGAATACGCCCATATACAGATGGATAGGTAACGCCAAGTATTTCGGCTGCCTTAGTAGGTTGTCCGTTGGCTTTGATAAGGGCTTGTTTTAGTTCCTCATCAGTATATTTTTCATTATCTATCTTCTTACGTGGTTTCATATCAAATGTTATTAAATGTTATTAGTCTATGCGTTCTACCTTTGCCGATAGTGTTTCCCCTTTTATCATTTTAAATTCAGGGTCAAACCCCATACGGAGCATAAAAGCTTCTTTGTTTTTCCAGTTATCAAATGAAAGAGTTACGTAAGCATCTAAATTTTGAGCTTTTTCAATAGCTTGCTGTTTGATAGTTTCTTTTGCTTCTTTGACTTGTTGCTTTTTCTCTTCATTGGATATTTCTCGCTCAATGTCTTTTTCTTGCTTTATGGGAGCGTATGTATCTTCTATAGCTTGTGATAGGTCGGGTACTTCAAAGGAAGAGTAATCGACCGCATATAGATTGAGATCATAATCATCAAGCCCTGCATTGAGGTAATCAATATCAGGAATAAGTGACCTCATTAGTTCTTCGTCAAGTTCGGTACGCGAGCGTGTTTGAAATATATTTTGTTCCTTTTCTGTTTTAAGGTCAAAAGACACTTTTTCTACTTTGATTTTGTAGTCAGTTTCGGGCGTGCCATCGTACTTGTGGATAATATCAAGAGACATTACTCGCTTGTGCCCATCTACAAGGTTTGAGGTTTGCTCATTCCAAATAATACCACCTAAAAAACCTACATTTTTGATATTTTTACGCATTTGTGCTATTTGTTCGTCGGTATGCCTTTTAGGATTGAAAGGGGCAAAGTTTATTTGTGAACGGTTTATGGTGATGGTTTCACTTTGCTTGTATAGTTCCTTCGGTGTTTTTGTTTTTTTGGTCATAATCAAATAGTATTTTTTCAGATAATGGGTAAACATCTAATATTTTCTGCAAGTCATTAGGATAATGCTCACGTAGGTATAGATATACATCAAGGTCAAATGTTATTCCGTTGCTTTTCTTGTTTCCATATTGGATAGGCTTTGGTAATCGGTTGTTGCTGATGTATCGCAATACATCTTTGTCTTTCCATAGAGAAAAAGGATACACTAGTTTTGTAGGTGAAATGGCTTGCATTTCGTATTGTCGTAACATTATACGCCTATTCATACTATCGGACTGTTTCATTCCTAAGAATACGTACTCAATTTGTGTTTCGAGGCGTACTGATTGTATAATATCTGATAGTTTGAGAATGCGTGTATTTTGAGGGGTACAGAATAACCCTGATTTATTGATATAAGTAAGGGCGTAATGAGGTCTCTGTATAAATGAGATGTTAGGGTATTGCTTTTTTGAGAAGTTTATGAATTTATTGATATGTTCAAGGTTTTTTACAAAGTACATAAATACGCATACTACTTCATCGAAGTTTTGGGCGCACCAGTGTAGTAATGCAATACTATCCTTGCCGCAGGAATAAAATAGCAAAACACGGTTAGTTTTAGCCTTAACCGTGTCTATTACTTGCTGTGTGTGTTGGTAGATATTCATAGATTAACCCGCTGAAAGTCCTGCTTGTTTTCTGAAAGCAGCATATACATTTCGCCTACGTTGTTGTACTGACAACGCTTGACCTTTTTGATTTCTACCATATCGGGCTACTCTACTAATACCCGATGTTCTGTTGATTTGTTTTTGGATTTGTGTTTTTCTAACTCAGCTGAATGTTTTAAAGGATTATTAAATATTTTTCTTACTTATCACTTTGCCTAATGTATAAACCATTTGGGCTTCGATGTACTCTTGACCATCTTCTTCGTAGGTGATTTCTTCACCATTTTCATCGACAGATAGTTCTATTTCAGAGTTGGTGATTTCAATAAGTACTTCAGGGCGGTTGCTTGCATAACCGTTGAAAAACCTAATAGCGTCATACTTTACTGGTTGAAGCCACTGGTCTTCATCTTCTGCATCAGGATTTTGGATAACGTACCTATTGGCATTCTTTGGACGAATTTCACGATACTCTTTTGTTTTTGCCCCCGATAGAATATCTTCTAAATAAGGGCGTTTGATTTGTAATGTTAATACTTTCATATTGTGATATTTTATTAGTTGCGGGGGCTGGACTCGAACCAGCGACCTCGTGCAAGTTAAACACGCAAGCTACCCAACTGCTCTACCCCGCTGGTAGGGCAAAGGTACGGCGACTATTGATATATAGTGCTTTTTGTGTTTAGTAAAAAATTAGTAATTTTTTAAAGTAGTGTCATTTGTTGCAAATATAGTGATTTTATGCGATACTTACAAGGTTGAACTTCTTAAAACAGCGATACTCGTGGCATTCGGTGTCGAAATATACTTGTACAGTATTATTGCTTTTGCGTTGAGAGTGCTCGGTTTGGGGTAGCAAATCAGGGCGTAATGTACCCCACGCTTCACGGGTTGAGCCGTCTACTTTTTGAAAGTAGAAGCGTACTATATGGGTGCTCATTTTGGCTTTGAGTTTGATATTTGCCCACGCTTTTTTTAGGCATTCTGGGAATGATAGCCCTGTTTGGCGTGCAAACTGCCAAGCTAGTGTAAAAACGTTCTTTTTGTCAGTATTTTTCATTTTGATAGTGTGTTTAAGGTTAAAATTTGAGCCCTTGCCAGCAGCGAACTGGGTAACCTCTAAAAGGTTCAAGGGCGGGCATTATAGTGTATCGGTGTAGTCAGTATATTGGCAAATTAAATGATACATCTCTTCACCTTCTACTATGTAAAAAGGTACAAACCGAATGCCGTCTACCTCCATAGGTAGCCCCATATCATTAAAGTACATTTGATGATGTTCAGCAACCACTGGTGTTATGCGTGTGATAAATTTTTCAAGTTTATCTTCATCTTCAATGCGTGGTACTGCATAACAGTAGCGATATTCTTCTCTAAGATGTTCATCATCATCTTTGTAAAAGTAGTTTTTTTCGTTATAACATTTCAGAATGTGATCTGAAAGCCATCTTTCTACGCTACCCAATACGTTTTTTAATTCGTTGTGCAAAGGATGTTTATCTTCTTCAGATATAGCTTTCAATTCTTTGTAAGTGTAAATGTTTAATGTTACTGATTTCATTTTGATATAGGTATTAAGGTTATTACTAATATATTGAGCCTTTTCGCGCCTTGCTCAGGGCGTTGCGATTAGTTATTTAACGAATGAACGTCGTAACGAGCGCAAGTGTATTTTTCTTCAAGTTTTTCAAGTGCTTTGGGTGTTACAAAATAAACACCTTCTGTATATTCTGATTTTTTTATACCACGACCTTTGAGCTCTAACTCGGTGCGTACTTCATAATTATTATAGCACCATTCGTAATATACTTGTACTTCTTGTTGTTTGTTTAATGCTTTCATACTATTAATATGTTTAACGTTATTACTTGTTCTTATTATTTGACGGTGCAAAGGTATAGACATTTTACAATACTTGCAACTTTTCAATGTTAAAGTTTTGTTAAATGTAAAGTTTAATGTATACACTTATAATAATACATTGTACTTTTGCGTCGTAATCAATTATTTATAATTAAAATGGCAAGAGAAAGAATAAAAGGCAAAGCCTTAAACATTAGAGTATCAGATAGTTTTATAACACTCCTCAAAGAATTAGCTGATAAAAAAGGAATGTCGCAAGCGAACCTTATTGAGTATCTCGTACGTAAGGAGGCGGATAGTATGCAGCTAAAAGAGCGGTTTCAGCAGGAGGATAAAAAAGATGGTGATGAATAATTCTTTTTGTGTAGTAATGGAAATTATATAAAAAATCTACCGCCCCTCATTATAAAAATAGAAAAGGAGGCAACACAAACAGGAAAAAGAATTATGACTGTTTGCAACGCTGAATAAGGTCGCTTTCTATTTTTTTGAAGATGTAATTATATCCTACATTTTTACTCAATATCGTATGTTGTTTGAGATAATAGGATATATTAGACAATGGTACTTGTAGATATTTGGCTATTTGGCACTGAGGGACGGTTGTGTCGTGTTTTCTTACTAATCCACAAAATAGCTTTTTGTTCTCAATGGTACTTAATGGCTGTCCAGTTATGGTTTCTACAGATTGATGTATTTCTTTTAATATCATAGTATTTTTGATTAGGGGTTATACATTATCTTCTTCCTTTAAAGCCCTCAATCTTTGGGGCAAAGTAATTGTGTAAGCTGATGAAATCTTCTATCACTTTTTGAAATTCCTCAAAGGTGTAGCATACAACGTATGTATGTCCCAGTTCAATGGCTTTCTTCTGAAATTCTTTTTGGTTATCTGTTTGGCGGTTACCTTTTACTTTCATCTCAATATAAATGCTTTTACCTTGGGGGAGGAGTACTACCAAGTCAGCAACTCCCGCCAATACGCCCTCTGCTTTGAGGCGTTGTGCTTCACGAACGTTGCGACTGCCACCATTAGGAACGGCGTAAATGATGAGGTGTGGGTATTGGTATCTGAACCAACGAACGCAGGCGGTTTGGAGTGTGCTTTCTTGGTGTTTCATAGTGGGTTATTTTGTTTCAAAAACTTCTCTTAATACTTCAGTAGGGTAGCTTTTCACAAATCCATATTTTGCATCGTATTCATTACCCATTGGTATATCTCTTTGTACGCATATTTTAGCAGCCTTTCTTCCTAACGCAATAGCTGTTTGTAAGGGTACTTTTTTGCCTATTATATTACTATACCCTGAAATGGTAAAATAATCTTCATTTTTAGTGGTGATTTTAGCTTCTATTTTGGTAAGGCGTTCATTTTGCAAGGCTATTTGTTGCGCTTGTAGTTGTTGTGCTTTCTCTAATGCTATCATTCCTTGTGCTTGGGCCATTAATATTTCGCCTGCTGTCATTGGCTTATTAGCTTCCTCAAAGCGTTCTAACCAAGCTACTACGTGCCTACGTACAAATTTGCTTTCTCTTAATAAGACTTGCTTTCCTTGTGCGATAGTGAGTTCAAACATAGGGTATTTTTGTTTGTTTTGATGGTGTATATATTGGGTCTCCAATATTTTTTGGAGACCTATTTCTTCCTCAAACTCGTCTCTTATGATGTTTAAAAGAGTGTCGTGTCTTAAAGATGTATCCTTACCTTCTTCTTTTCTAAAAAGGTTGATTTGCTCTACAAGTTCAAGGCTTGTAATGGTTTTATTTGTAGTAATTCCTTGTTGTGTAGGTATTGATAATTCCATTTTTTTGTATTTCTTAGTTTAACGGTGCAAAGGTACGGAATGATTTAAATAATTCCTAATATTTTTTGTTATAACTTTTTGTATATCAATATTTTGCAACGTTACTATTAACGTTGCGTTTTAACATTGCAAAACGGC